CAGGTACAGCGCCATCGCGCCGTTGGTCACCGTGCTGTAGGCGCCGACCGTGATCGAGGTCGAGTTGTTGCCGCCGGTCACCGCCGTCGCGTCGACCGGCGTGGTGGGGTGCACGCCACCGTAGGCCTGCACGATGGCCGTCATCCGGTCGGCGGTCTGCCCGGAGGAGGCGGACGGGGCGGTCAGCGACCCGTTGTCGAACTTGTAGTAGGTCGCCACCGTGACCGGGTCGGCCGAACCGAAGGCGACCGGCGTATGCAATTGCGTCCAGCCCGACGGGCCGGTCAAAGTGCCGGTTGCGTCGAACGTCATGATGAATTGGGCAACGACGAGGTCGCCGGTCACCCTGTCCGAGGGCAGGGAGCCGCTGATCGATGTGGTCGAGGAATTCTCGGCCACCGTCGCCGTGCGACCGGTGATCGCCATTTTTTCTTACCCCTAGGGGTTTAAATCAGCCGCCCGACGGGAAGGTAAGTTGGTAGGTGGCCGCAATCGACTCGGACGAGGCCAGGTTGACCACCGAGAACAACGAGCGGTCCAGCATGACGCCCGAGCCCGACGTCGCGACGGAGAAGATGCCGTGCTCGGTGGCGGCGACCGTCGCGGAGACGGTGATGGTGGCAGTGGTTTCGTACGTCTTGGAATCACCGGACTTCTCGCCGAGCGTTCCAGTCGGGCGAGTGTTCGACGACGAATACTGGGTGGTCAGTTCGGTGACCAACGCGGTCTGGGCGGCGGACTCGGCGGTTGTGCCGGTGCCCAGGCCGTGGAACTTCATGTTCTCCAGTTCCACCAGGTTCTGGAAGGCATCCACGATGTAGCCGACACCGGTGTCCGTCACCACCCGGCACGAGGCCAGACCGAGGTCTTCCATCGTCCCGTCGTTGCGGAACACGCTCAGCCACAGGTGACCGATGGCGAACAGACGACCGTGGTCAAAAGCGTCCTGGTCGACCAGGGAGCGCTCGAAGTTCTCGTCGAGGTTGGCCTGCTGCCAGGCCCGACGCATCGCCGCCATGCGGTCCCAGAAGCGGATGGACCGCTGCGGGGTGCCGTAGCGAACGGCGTCGTCGAGGTTGCGGATGACGGGACGCACCGGAGGGACCAGGCGCCGCATCGACACATTGCCGGTGGGCTGGCTCGTGCTCATTTCCTTCTTCCCGTCAACTGGTGTGGTTAATGACCACGGAGTCAGTAACCGACGCATTCGGCGTTAGATCGCTCGCCTCACTGTCGTCAATGTCATACCTACCAGACCCGTATGCGGCCGAGCGGGTCCAGCGCGTGGAGTTCACGGTGCGCAAAGAACCGGTTGTCCCGGTCCCATAACCGGCCGCCGCCATGGCCTGATCGATATTTGCGAAATCGAGAATGGAAAGCACCATTCTCGGACGAGGAGTGTCCCGCTGGAATTGCCAGCCGATGGACACACCGCCGTCGGAGGTGACCGACTGCTGGGACAACAGGTCGGGATTGGCCAACACCCGGATGACCGCCTCGCAGACCGTCATGACGACGACCCGCTCGGGCACCGACCCGTTCGCCACGGCGGCGGCCAGGGACGGGCGGTTGATGTCGATCAGGGTGATGGCGTCATCGATCAAGGTGACCGCGACGTCCGATTCCGCGACCGAAAGGGGACGCCAGCGCTGCTCGATGTCGGGAGTGCCGACGGAGTAGGTCACTGGCGTCCCCTTTCGCTAGATCACTCAGGCGGTGCGGGTGACGACGACCTCGACCTCGCCGCCCGGGTCGGTGATCCCGGTGCCGACGTGGAGGCTCTGGAACTGGAGGATGTCGCCAGCGGCCACGACGAGGTTCGCGGCGGTGCCCGAGAGGGTCACCGCGATCTCGTCGAACGCCACCAGGTTGGTGCCGGACACCAGCGCGAGGCTGGCGACCGACGTGGAACCGGCACCGGTCTGACCCTTGTTGACCAGGTTCAGGGTGCGGCTGTTGGTGTTCGCGCCGGACAGCGCGGCCACAGGCGAGTAAGAAACCGAGGAAACGGTGCCCGCCTCGGTGACCTTGATGGAATACGAGGCGTCGTTACCGGCCGTCGAAACGGCGGCAGTCTGCGCCCGGTAGACCGTGGTCTTGGCAGCCAGGTCGGCCATGACTAAGTCAGTCCCCTCTCACGGAAGCGCGATGTAGGCGACCGGGTAACGGCTCGCCTCCACCGGACGGTCGTTGTTGATGGTGTTCACGACCTGCCAGCCCACGCGGAAGGTCAGACGCACGGCGGTCATGTCCTGCTGAGCGAGGTTGAACATGATCGCGCCGGTGTTGTCCTGAATGACGGCCTCGGTGAGGATCTTCAGGCTGATGTCCTTGCGGACCGCGACGACGAACTGCGAGAAATCGCCACCGATGACCCGGGGAGAACCCGAAGAAGTCGCCCAGAGACCACGCATCGGGTACGAGATGGGGTGCCCGTCGAGGGTCCGCAGGTCGGCGCCGATGCGCACGCCGCCGTCGGTGCGGTCGCCGAGGGTGTTGCGGGTCTTGCGCAACTTGGTCCGCAGCGAGGTGGCACCGACCCAGCCGGACAGTTCGAAACCGTCCTGCTCGACCTTGTCGTAGAGGTCGTCCACGTCACCGAGGAAGCCACCGGCCGCCGCCGCGTTCGTGCCCTCCGTGACCGAGTTGGACGCCGAGTTGGCGGCCGACACGACGTAGGTGGGGAACGAGGAGGGAGCGTTAGTGCCGAAGAAGACCGCCTGGTCCAGCACTCGGGCGAAGGCCTCCGCAAGAAGCGGCTGCGCCTCGTCCCAGATGTTCGCGTCCACGTCGTCCAGGACGTTGTCCGGGACCGGCATGATGACGGCGATCTCTTCGATGTTCAGGTACTTGTTCGACCACGCCATCTCGGTGGTCTGCTTCATGCCCGAATCGCCCGCAACCCAGTAGGCGGCCGGGAGAGCCGACAGAACAGGGAATCGGATCTGTGCCCGGGCGACCGGGATGTGGCGGAACAGGGAAAGGGTCGCCGAGGACTCGACGGCCTTCCCGAGCATGATGTCGCTGACTTCCTCGGGAATGAGGGCAGCGGCGTCGGTCCGGTTGGTGCTGTTGTTGTACGCACCACCGGAGTACGGGTAGATCGGGGTCCCGTCGGCTCGGTAGCCGATCGGCGTGAGGCTCGACACGACAGACCTCCAAGGGTGAATTCAGGGGTGGTGCAGCCCCAGTCGTGTCGGGTGCTGGCGCTGCGTTAACGGCGTCCGCGACCTGCTGCATCACGGATGATGTCGTTCATGCTCCGAGGCTTCCCAGAAGTGGGGCCCCGAACACCGCCCTCGAAATCGACCCTGCGTGAAACCTTGGCCAGGTGGGGCTTTTCGCGAAGTAGATCCGAGAGATCCCGCTCGATCGACCGGGAGTCGACCTCGCCGTCCTCGTCTACGTCGTAATCGCCCGCGTTCAGGAACTTGACCGCATCCCTGGGGTCGGCGAACTTGTCCGCCGCCAGGGCCCGAATCTCCGCATTGACGATCCGGGTGTTGGCCTTGTCGAGAATTTCTCGCTGGACTTGGCGGACATCCACCTCGTCCTGCTTCTTCTCGGCCTTGTCGGTCTTCGCCGCCAGCGCCGCCCGGACCTCGTCCGGTGACGTGACGCCCAGTTCCTTCGCCAGGACCCGCCAGGGACGAAGTGCATCCCGGGCCGCCTTGGCCGCCGCACGCTCTGCCTCGATCGCCTTCCGCCCACCGGGCGTCAGGCCATCTCCGGTTTCGTTCTCCTCGTCCTCGTTCTCTTCCTCGGATTCCTCGCCCCCCTCTTCGCCTTCGGCTCCGTGGTATCCCCAGAAGGGGGTGCCATCGGCCCGCAGGCCCAGGGGAACGATTTCCTCGGTGGTCTCAGACAAGTCGAACTGCATGATTTCTCCTTCGGGGGCTACGGCATCACGCCGTTGATTCCTGGAGCCTCACGCTCATCAGGGATCAACGCAGAATGTACCCGAACCGAGTAAGCGAACGGCGAACTTCGTCACTGTTCCCGTGAGCATCCCGAATGATCTGCCAAGGTGTTGGCCGAGGAGTCCTGCCTCCATTTGTGTTCAGACCCCTGGTCCCGGTCGTGGTATATCGCCGACCGTCACCAGCAATGGTGATCCCGCCCTTGCGACCCACATTGACAACCGATGACATGCTCGCGCCCTGGCGGATGGCCTCGGCATCCGCCTTGCCGAAGACGGCGTCCTGCTGGCGCGGCTCCAGGGACTTGAAGTACGTCTCCGGATCAGTAATGAATTCGTCGGCAATCTCTTGATTGACCGGAATATGGCGACAATCGCATCTCAAATGCCGCTCGAACCCCGCACTCCACCGGTAGAAACGCCCGGCCAGGATGATGCAGCGCGAGCACGACGGAGTGACCAGGACCCGGGTGTAGCCGAGTTGGGGGTGCCGGGAGCGGGACCGGCGGCTTACCTTCGTCAGGCGGGCACCGGTAGGAGATGTCGAGGGTGAGCCGGTGCTCGCACCAGCCAAGGCCACCTGATCCGCCGCCCGACCGGCGTCCGGGATCTCCGAGGTGACCACCGCACGCAGAAACGACTCGCCTGCCTCCCGCGCCACGGCGGGGCTGTCGCCACGCCGGGTCCGGATCGAGGCCTGGATCGGGGCACCCGCGAGCAGGGACTCCAGGTTCCGGCCATCCGCCGCCCGGCCCGCGAACGACGACGGCACCACCTGCGGCACGTCCGCCCAGTCCGTGCCGCCGACCTCCAGTGCGGTCCGGACGTAGGCGGTCGCGTCGGCCGCCGCCGACTCCTGGGCAAGCGCGAGCAACACGAAGATCCGCTCGCCGAGGCCCCGGGTGAACCACGACCCGAACCAGTCGGCGGTCTCCACCTGAGCCCAGACGGCAAGGATCGCGGTCAGCGTGGCGACGGTGAGGGCGCCCTGCTCGGCCTGATGGGCATCGGCGACGGTCTGGACGGCCTGGACCTGTTGCTGGACCTGTTGCTGGACCTGAGGATTGGGCGCCGGGCGTTCACCCGGCCCCGTCGTCATCCGCCGCTACCGGACGACGAGCCTCCGCCTCGGGGTCGGCCGTTCTTCCCCGGACGCCCTTGCTGCCCTGAGGCACCGGGTGCGGTGCCGGGTGTCTGCCGGTTGTTGTTGACGGGGTTCTTGCCGGTGCCGCCGTTGTTCACGCCCGCCGTGGCGGTTCCGCCCGGACCGTTGGGACTACCGGGCGGAGTCAGCGGGATCGGCGAGTTGCCACCGGCGAGCGCCCGGTACCGGGACGCCAGGATCTTGGTCTCGTCGTTGGCGTTCGCCCGCGAGGCGGCGTCGTCCTGCATCCGCTTCCAGCGCTCGCGCTCCGGCGGGGTGGCACCCCAGCGCTCCCACAGCGCCTCCTGCGGGACGCCGAGAGTCGACATCTTGGTCAGTGCGTCGACCAACTCGCCCTCGGTGCGGTGCTCGGGGTTGCGCCAGATCGTCTCGATCGTCTCGCCGTCCGGGGTCGGCAGACCGGCCAGTTTCCGGGCGGTGCGCATCGCCCGCTCCAGCGGGTCGTCGATGTTGCGCATCCGCTGCCGGACCTTGGCGACCAGGCCAGACTCCGACGCCTTCAGGGTCTGCCCGTTGACGTTGCTCATCTCGCCCAGCAGGTACTGAGCGGGCGTGCGAGTGCGGGAGGCAATGTCCTTGACATCCTCCTTCTTCGCCGACGAATACGGGTCGAGAGCGGCGGCTTCCCACTGGCCGAAGTTAGTTTCCACCACCTCGGTGGTGACAATCCGGTTCCGCCCGGTCTCGATAGTGGGATTGGGATTGCCATTCGAATCGTGCGTCGGCCAACCCGAGATCCACTTTTGCGGGAATGCCCCGTAGTCCTGGGTTACCAGGCGGTCGGCAATGGTCTTGTTGATTCG